CTGGTCAGCTAACCACTTCCAGATCGCATCTAGTTGATCACCGATTGGCGGATACTCGGAAACCCGTCTCTCAATGTACAATCTCGCATTCGCTAACGCTTCGTTTTCTGTGTGCTCGCGGATCGTTGCTAAAGTCTCTTCGGGGGTCATCTCCACGAGCTGCCCATTTACATATTTAAATAGTGTTGCCATATTATTTTACTCCATAAACAATTATTGTTCCTGCTGTATAATTCCCCGATGATAAGAGAAGTTGTACAGCGTTATTTGCTTCGGCGGCTGTCCTGTCACTTGAACGACAATCACCATATCCCGCCGCAGATGAGTGGTTTATAGAGGTTATCGATGTTCGGTAAGTGCTATCCATTGGGTTATAGATAATGATCTGTCCCGAACTCCCAGTATTTGCAGTAGACCGAATCACACCGATTGTTATACTGGTTGCCGAGGATGTGGCTCCTGTATTAACAGTTGCCCCTTGATATGAGGCGGCCGATGATGTGAATGAGGATCCATTATCGGTAGAAGTCCTTAACAGTATTGTGGTATTCGTACTTGAGGTTAGGCCCCAGTACTGAAGAATATAAAACTTATAGACCGAGGAAAGATCGGTAAAGTTCAGGTTTGCAACGGCCGATGAAACGGTAGTAGTTGATAGTTTAACTAGTGCGTTTCCGGCTAGTAAAGTGTCGATTAGCACCTTCTTATTTGCCCCCGCACTATCATCATAGGTCAGAACGTAGTCGGCAGCGGTATCAGGGGATGAGTCGGTCGTAACATTAGTAACCGGGCTGATCGGGATGTTTGTGATCTTGAACTTTTTCGTAGCTGTGCCCGAGACATCATAACCAAGGACAAAGTCTGTTAGTACTGGAGAGGTCTCTTCGGCCGGTCCGTTTACGTTAACTGCTATGTCGAGTGTGTTCCCAGCACCGTTATCGGTTAGGGATATCCCGGTCGAGGCAGTTAACACCCTTTCATTGGTTAGTGTACCATTTGTTGCTAAGGTGAGATATGATGCGTTTGTAGGGGCATTTCCGCCAGATTGCGGGATGTTCTGAATTAGTACTTTCTTGTTAACTCCGGCCGATGCGTCGTAAGTGATCACATAGTCACTGGCACTGTCAGGTGTAGTGTCCTCGGTGAGATTATTGATCCCGACTGGGAGGTTCTTTGGGAGCACTTTATTATTAGCGCCTTCGCTGGCATCGTAAATAGGTATGTAATCCGCATCCCCGTCGATCGTTGTTTCAGCGGTGAGGGAGTTAATGTTCAATACTGCATCACTTGTATCAACATTCTCAAGACCGGTTGCAAGGGCGTTCCAGGCAATCAATTTTGAAGCCTCAGGGTCTGGGAATACAAGTCCACTTAATCCACTTGTTACGCCGACTTTAGCTGCACGCCCTACTTCCTCGGCCAAGTCCTGCGTAATGAGCGTAAGTTTGTCCAGAGCTTTCTCATGTAGAGCAGCAGGGAACGTGTTATAAAGTATATAGTCAACATCTTGGGATCTCTCTATTGCTCGATATATGGTCAAAGTCTCACCACTAGCCGGAGCCGTAAGCATTGTAACTGCCCCTGTGTCTGGCTCAGATGACCCACCTCCACTGATTGTATAGTGGGTTGAATAGGTCTTCGTCGTATCGGTACCATTTGAATCAGTCAGGATTACGACAATATCCTCATACGTATAAAACACGAATGGGATTGTAAATACGGTTGTTGAGCCATTACCTGAGTAGGCTATAACCGGGGTGATTTCAGTTGAGATTGTCATGAATTTTCTCCTAATTTTTGTTTCGCGCGAAGATCCTGATCTAGTTTGTTTGCGATCTTGTTATTATATTCCCGTATCCAGATCAGGTTGTTATAGGGAATTAATTCTTTAACTGCCCGGAAATCTCCGGGACGTCCGTGGCCCGTTGTTATGCGCCCGACAGCCGGGATGTTTCTCGCAAGCAAGCCTGCTGACGGTCCAAATACTGTATCAATTAACCCACTCTGTTGTTGTCTTACAGTACCACCAAACCCGGTTGTGGTTGCGGCAATCATGGCACCATCAAACAAAAATGGAAGAGCTCCTGAACGATTCACAGCTTCGATAAGCTCTTGGTTCAGATCCCGTGGTTGTTTATAGGTCTCTGGCATAAGAATTTGGAGAACCCGGTTTTGCAAGAAAGCAAGTGCAACCATAGTCGTCATTAGTGCAAGTCTTTGTGAATCAAAGTTTTGAAGTGAGGGGAGTAATTGTCTCGACCACGCGCCTTGAAACCAGCTCTTGAATTGCATCATAAGTTTAGCTAATGGATTTACATCAGCAAAAAGGAATTTATCCCCTGCTCCTGGGTTTATAAGATAGCTGTTAACGTACTTACGAACAGCTGCTCTCATAATATCTCCGGTTTTCCCTTCCCACTCAGATATGTTGAGATAGTGAACCCCGCCTACCTTTTCACCGTGCTTCTTGGCCTGTCTTATGATGTCTGCAGCGTAGCGGTCATCAATTCCGTGCTGGGCAAGCCAGGTAACTTCTTTTTTGGTTAGGGTGGCCCCTGACGTAAGTTTTTTCGAAAGAGCGTACATCCAACGAGACCCGGTTACGGCCAAGGAGGAACGAGTAGTGTTATCCATAAACTCCATGCCACTGGCCTTCAGGAATAGTTCTGTCCCTACCCCTAGAGCTTTCTTTACAACACCCTGTTTTGCAAGAAAGTTTTGCATACCAATATCACCTTGGCTTAAGGCGTTCATCTGGTGCGAGTGCTCAAGAATAGCTCCAAGAGCTTTGAGATCACTTTTCTTCAAAGAGGTAAGATTCACCTGTTTTACAAAATCATCCATACTTGTACTAATCCACTGAGTCGCCCTAAGTAATTGAGACTTAAAGAATTCTGGCATTTGCGATAGAACCACCCCTCCTAACATCCGCACCATGTTGAACGTTGGTAGCGTAGTGATTATCTTACTCCCTAACGAGTTAAAATCCTTAGGCAACCCCCTCACCCCGTAAATCCGGTCAAACACCGCACTCAAATCCGCAATATCATCTTTCATACGACCTTGAAGTTTGACATCATAATTGTTGTCGGAAAGAGCTCTTTCGTAGGCTGCTTCAATTCTTCCTAAGATCTCATCTTTATTCGATGTACCGAACCGCTCATGCATAGCAATATCTTTCTCTGTGCGGGATACATAAGCCTTGCCAATTGTTCTAATATCGTTTCTCAAGAATTTTTCAAGAACGGCGTCCGGGATATCTAAGGTCCTTGTCTTGGCACTCGCGTTTGTCCAAATTAAGCCCTCCCCATCATAGTACCGGGCTCCGAGGATTTTTGATGTTATCTCATCTAAAGCCTTTTCTGTACGCACATCAACAACTTCCCCAAAAGTATTTATATTGATTGGTTGGCCCAGGTCCTTGAGCTCTTTCGAGTACTCTGACTGGACAGCGTCTTCGATGTATGGGCGGAGCGTGTTTCTCCAACCTTCGGGATCGGCTGTTATTGCATCGCGGTCGTACATACGGGTTAGATAGTTTGTACCCGGCTTAAAGTCCTCTGGAAGTGCGCCACTGGTTTTTAGACGTTCGGCGTAAACACTCATCAGCTTGTTATACTGGCCCGCTGCATTATCTGCTGCTGGTTGGGTACTACCACCCCTGCGAATGGTCATAGCAACCTCGGCCTCAAATGCGTCTGGGGATAGTTTGCCGCCAGCCCGCCTGTGCTCAACATAGCCCGAGTCAATTATCTCGTCGATGGTTCGGAAATTTCCCATCTCCCGGGCATTAATAAGGGATTCAACTGATGGATCGTATGCCACCCCTTTTATGTTGCCTTTGAGGACAAAACCGTGCTCAACCAGGTCATTGGTTAGTTGACGGACTTCTGGGACTGGGGATGTTAATAAACGAGCTGACACGCTTGGTTGAAAGTTTCGAACACCACCACTTGTAAACAGGTCAAACACAGCCTTACCTGCCCCCTCTCCACCTATGGCCACCCCTTCCTCTGGAGTAATGTATTGGGACTGGGTTAAGCGGGACTCGGGAATAGTTTCTGCAAAATCCTCGTATTTTGAAACCATTTCCCGTCCAATAACACGGGAATTATCCGGCTTAGAAACGAGCCCACTCTTACCAAACCGTGCGATGGTCCCGTCTATTGCCCCGCCGAGAGCGGCTCCAATTGCGATTTCGGTTGCTGCATCTTTTGCTGTGTACCCAGGACGGGATCCCGCGTACTGGGCAGCTGCAAGCGGGGCTGTAGTTGTTGCGCCAATCACTACCCCTCGTGCCACAGAACTCCCAATATTAGCTGCCTGTAACCCGGCTGATGCCCCTCCTGCGGTAGCGAGGTTTATTGGGCTGAGAATTGCACCGGCTACAATCCCGAGTATATTTGCTATAGGGCGCTCTACTGCCGCAGCTTGCTCTTTTTCAAGTTGGTCAATATAACCCTGAACCCAAAGACTCTCGCCTTCAGATTTTACGCCGGCGAAACGATCGGCATAGGCATAGTACTTCGGGTCGAGTGTTTCGAAAGGGTCGTATCCAATAGTCGCAAGTTCGTCACCGGACAAGGAGATACTCTGGTTTTTGATTGCGCGGGCAATGTTAACCTCGGGGTTAGAGGTCTTAAAACCAGCAGTAAACCCTTCGAAAGCACTTGAAAGGGGTTGTTCGGGATCTGTCAATTGTAAAGCCTTTGTGTAAGGATCGATAAACCCAGCATTCAACGATTGGAGTGAACCCCCTGAGAGCTTGTACTCCTGATTATTAGGCCCTAATATTTTATTATCCATTACGTCCTGTGATCGTGTTAATAATAGCCTTTTGTTCATCGGTCAAGGCTTGAAATTTTTGAACGGTTAAGAGGTTATTCACTTGCGTGTTAAAAGTTTTCTCTCGTTCAACGTGTGATTGTTTAACCAAAGCTTGTTTTTCCCTTGCGTCTTGAATGACTTTTGCTTCGTCCTCTGTCAACCCTTTCTCATACACAAACATAGATTGGTTCCCGTCGACATCGAGCAAAGGCCTGCGATAACCCGTTGCGTCGATATAGTACACAGGGTAAGCCCCGTTTTCCCTGGCCTGGTTCACCCCATACTGGTCTTTTGAGTCAATAAACCACTCGACCGGGTTGCCATCTATTTTTAGCTCTGGGCGCTGACTTCCGTCGGTGCTAGGATCAATTGCCTTGTAGAGGTTCCGTTTAAAATCATTTACTCGACCAGGGAAAACTATTTCAGGTGCATACGACATAAGCTGGTTCGTGCCATTAACATTTGTTACGGCAAAGCTTTTGTGTAGTTGTGTTTTAGCGTACTTATCGGCTATCTGCTCATCCCCGAACTGTAGAAAGGAGTTGGCAAAATGCCTTGAGTATTCAGGTGCAGCATCATCAAAATTACTTGGGTCAACAAAGTAGGTCTCATCCCCGAATAAACCACCCCAAGATGTAAACTCTCCATCTAGTTGAGTGTTAATATAATCAGGGGTCAGAGCTGATTTTGCTCTCTTAAGTCGGTCTTCTTCAGCAGGAGAGCGTAGTTTAAGGAATTGGTTTTTAGCATCACTCAAAGCCTGAGCGGGGTCTTCGCCTGCACTTAGGGCATCATTAATATAAAGGGCCATGTGCAAGGATTTTTCGTCGAGCTTCGCTAATGCTGGTGCCGTCTGGGGGTCGTTTTTCATCAAACCAACCATCCTGGCATACGATTGGGCAGTTTCGACGTTACCATATAACATACCGTTCGTAAAATCACTCTTAAACTTGTCTGGTAGAAGTGACGGCGTGGTCCTGATGGTATTTACAAGAGCTTGGGCAACTACTCCTGGGGGTTGGTTGAATTGCCCAGTATTTGGATCCCGCATAGGTTCAGTCACAACAGAATAAAACTGATCTAATGCCTTAACGTCTTGTGCGTTCGAAGCGTCAAGCGGGACCCCACTTTGAATTTTAGCCACGGATTGAGCGAGATTGGCCTGAATTTCGATCTCTTTCTGCCTCGCCTTAAACATATTAGTAGCCGTTGAAATGTGGGACATTAATGAGTCTGCGGACATAGTCGCAGTTAGCGCGGGATTAGTGCTCATCATTTCAATAGCGCCTACCGGATCATCGTTGATGGCACGGTATAGAAATCCGTCGGTGATACGATTCTTGGATTCGCGTACCCATCGATCGGCTTCGGCTGGTGAAAATCCGGCCGCGTGAAGGTTCTCTTTTAGATATTCGGCCTGGGCTTGATAATCGTCAAAATTTTCTGGAGCCATCATAGCTTGTTTTGCAAGAGACTCGATTGCGCTTGTCGATTGTTCTAATGCGTTCTCTTTTCGACGCTTCTCCTCAAATTCAATACCTGTGTGTATCCCTTGCAATCTAAAACTCTGTAACCTGGATAACATCTCAGCTTTTGCAGTGTCAGAAGGGGCCTCGCTTAAGATCTGTGGAATGCGCTCGTCAAACCACGAATTGAGACTATCCAAGTAACCTTCACCGTTCGGACCTGCCTGCTGTTGTAATTCTTGCATTTTATACAAGTACTCTTCCTGGACCTGGACAGATCTGGAAGACGTGTACGCTTTCTCAACAGACGGCAATTGATCGAGTCTACGAGCCTCTTTCAGTTTAATTAAATGGAGTTGCTCCTCAGAAATACCGCGATTTATTAACTCCTCCATTGCAGGGAATTTCAGAAAGTCTTGCTTCTCCAATTCGGCTTTGACATACTCATCTTGAGCCTGATAAGAACGATTCAGAATACCGCCAGCAGTTGCTGCAGCCTTTCCGGCAAGGGCTATGTACCCTGATGACAGCTGCTGGTAAGCCTGGGATTGGACATTAGATGACATTGCCGCTATCTGGGGATTAATAGTAGGAACCCCAGGATTTATTGGACCGGATTGATTGTTGAAAAAAGGTGCTATAGTCGCCATACTTACCCTGCTACTCGTTGTGCTGCTAACATCATCTCTTGTACTGTTTTTGCTAAAACAGCATTCCCTTGCTGGCGTGTTGCCTGTTCAGTTTGTACTGACTCGGTTAAGAGGTTTAATTTTTGTTGACGGGATTCGGCTTCCTTGCTTGCCATGGATAGCCAATTAGATTTCGCCGTCCGTAAGTTTGAGTCAAGAGTTTCTTGGATAAGGAGCGCCGGTGATCCGCCAGTGATCGAGAGACCAGCCCCTGCATAAGAGGTTAATTGCTTGCCTACAGTCATACGGCCGGTTGTTTGGTCTAGGCGTGACTGTTCAATCATACCTTCTCTTAAAGATGCGGCCGTGATCCCGGCCTGAGCTGATGCCATTAAAATAACCCCTGCCTGCTGTTGACCAGCTTGAACAACCATTTCTGCTGCTTTTTTACCACTTTCCCATCCAAGTGATGCAAGTGTCCCAGAATACTGGGAAGCCACGGACCATTGGTTGGTCAATCTATTCGCGTAATTTTGTAAGTACGCAGAGTTTGAGTAGAGGCTTTGAAGCCTAGTCTCGTACGGACCTGTTTGTACTGCCTGGTATTGTGTCCCGTTCATATATCTCTGATTCCCCCTTAAATTTGCCTGTTGGACCGAATCCTAAAAATCTGGCAAACCGTTTTGCTTTTTTGCTGTAGACCAACATATACGCTGGCCGATCCCCTACTAAGACGTTTATTGCTTCCCGGATTAGTCTGAGGTATGTATTAGTAAGTACGTCTTTAAAGTGGGTAGAGATGCAACTAAATACCTCGAGTATCTCTCCATACCTCACCCCCACAATTCCTAGTATACCATACTTTGAATCAAATGTCAAGAGGTTTTCGGAACAATTTATTAAATACATCCCGTACGCATAATCAATTTCGAGAGTGGTAGGCTCATAATTCTCGTAATTTATCTCTATTTGATCAAAATCTTCTGGGATTGCAGGCCTGATGCACAATTCTAAAGATCGCCGATTAGACATTTTAATACTACTCCACAAACAGTTAAAGGGTACGCTCCTTGGCTTGTTACCGTAAACTTCCCGCCTAGCTCGTCCCCGTCATTCTCCAGATCGGCTGTGAGCCACCCAGTGTATAGCTCAGCCCGTCCACCCATAGTAAGAGGCATCCTATCTGTTAGGAGAGCGGCACTACTCGTCCCTTCGTGAGAAATTGAACCCCCGTAAGACTTGTACAGATTGAGTTTTGCCTGTCGCACCCGTCGGAGATGAGCTAGCATACTTCCCTGTTGCCCGTCTACTGCAAAGTCACTGGTTGTGAATGTAGCGTCAAAAGGTAGGCCAACAACAACTTTTGTACACGCGATTGGTAGTGTTAGATCCCCTCCACCACCCACGGTCGCAGTGCCCAGATCAAACCCATCTCCGAGAATACTTACTTCTTGGCCGGCTAAGTGTGCCAGGCCTGAGAGTGTTGTGACCGGGTAAACCCAATCCCCACCGTCAACAGCCGAACTAGTCAGAGTGCCACCAATTTCAACCTGTACTGATGTGGGTCCGATATAGTTTTTGATTCTGAGTCCGACATTCTGGACCGTAAACTGGATGTACCTCCCCACGTCGTTGGGGTCGAACACCGAATCGGTAGCTGTCAAAATCCCGGTGCCGGTTACTTGATCTACATAACACCCATTTTCTTGGGTTGCGTCATAGGACGAACCGTTCGTAACAAACCAAGCATCTTCGAGGCTCTCACCAGTAAAGCGTTGCATTACTTTTTCAAGAGAACGTATGCCATTCCGGTTGACAGCGAGGTACACTGAAGTATAACTACCATCAACCATAGAAATAATATCATCAATCGTGCCGCCAAAGTTCTGGCGTGCAAATGCCCGCATCTGTGACTCTCTTACATAGGTGCATGTGTAAAGACTTCCATCTTCACACAAAAGCCAAATAATTTGGTCGGGTTCGGTTTGGTACGCAATCCGTTTAATTGGGCTTGAGAAAAGGTGAGACGCTAGTATAGACATATCAAGTGCCTCGAGCGAGGAAATGGTGATATCATAGTTTAGGTCGAGCAGTCTATTACCTGTCCTGTTCGTGTAAATCACTGAAGACCCTATTTGAACTGCGTTTGTGCCCCGTCTAGTCCCGTTTTCGTTCCTTTTCAAAACTGATGGCAGCTCCAATGCACTAAGACCCGAGGTCGGGGATACTAACTCAAATACAGAAGAAGATGTGCCAACAATCAGGTTTACTCTTGACGACAACCATTCAATCGTTGTTAGTTTATTTGCAGCCGCCGTAAGTGTTAGTGCGTTGTTTGCTGATACGGTTCCGGTAAATGTATAACCATCTGGGGAGTGGTCCATAGCATTCCCTAACGCTGAGATAAAAATCATATCAGGGTTTGAGGTTGTTCCTCCAAAGGCTAAACGTTGCTCATGAAAGGCCACTGTTCGGGGATAACCAGTTGTAGTCGAGAACGCCCCTAGCTGCCACTCGGTCGATGGCTGAATCCCGTTCAAATCCGATAGAACAAGTAGGTTGATAATGGTAGGGCTAATATATTGGACAATTCGCCCAAAACCCCAAAGACCGTTACTTGTGTAATCCGGGTCCCGCTCTATCCTGACTGTGACCCCCGAGGCTGGTGCAGTCCCAAAAACCACTTGTCCATCGGCGATCGTATAATCTGTAGTGTAGGTTGCAGTTGTGACAACCCCTACCGCACTAATTGTATAAACGGTTATCTCGGTTTGGGCATCTGTATAATCAGTCCAGGTAATATCAAAGTTTTTCTGAGTCCCGTTTCCTGAATAACTCACACGGGCCGAGTTCTCGGGCCCCATTCTCCACCTAACCAAGCGTCCGATATCCGTGGATGTGAATAGGTCTGACGAAGAGGTCAAAAGAATTGTTCCGGTCGTGGCCTCGGGTGTGAGTGTGATATCAGTCGTGTTTAGAGCGAGGTAAGGCCCTTCCGTATAAACCTGCGAAGGGTCATCACTATAGTTTGTTGAGGACGAGTCAAAAACCGTAAATTGCCACCAATTCGACGCTTTCCTAGCAAGACGTCTTGGAATGTAACCCGGACAGACCACATACATAACATCGTTTAGTTGTGCAACCTGGATGTACTGAAGATCGGTTTCAAGGTAGGGATGATCTAGTGTGTAATTCGGAGCGTCGATTGTGATATCATCGGCAGTTGAAGTAGTGGCAGACTCAATCTCAATATAACAAAAACAGTCGTTGGTTGTTGGGGTAAAGGAGAATGTGCGTGTACCTGACGCTGCGAGGGTTGAGGTCCCAAACTCTGAGCCGCCAAGGGTCGAGCCCGCTTTTATATTTAAATCCCCTGCACCGACAACAACACTTATTGTATACTCGCTGGTTGAGGGGTTTGCAAAGCGTGTGTACAAACGGGCCTCGTTCCCGCTTGAACCGTTAAAAGTGGCTCTCTGATTGATAAAGTCGTAGGTAACGTCCCCAGTCCCTACGTTTCTTTCCGTCCAATTTGAGATCCCAATACCGAGGGCGAAATGCTCTTCAATAGGGTAGCGATCATCAACAATAAACCCCTCATCATTTGAGATCGTGATTTTCCCGTCTGCAAACTCTAGGATGTAGCGCGATTCGTCTGACGCCTGGAATGGGATAAGACGTGGTGCATAGCTGTCAGAGTCAATAGCCCGTAGATACTTGGACCCGGGAGTACGTGTGATTGCCCCATAAACGAGTGGGATAAAGTTTTCGATATAAGAGCATGATCCGGCATGGTTCGGTAGATCAAATCTTGCACTAAGCTCGGGTGAAATCTCGCCACCTGTAAATGTTGTTCTTAAGTATCCAAACCTCATCTGTCAACCGTCCATGAATCTGTTAGTAATTGTGAGTGCGAATCTTCTTGACCGTCAATCTGTTTGGCAGTGCGGAGGGCGACCTGGAATTCCTGTCCTAGTTGAGCTTGTATGGCCGTTGAACCAGTGAGGGAGAGGGCTGCTTTGAATGCTAGAAAATCTGCGAGCGCACTTGCAAAAAGCGGGTCAAATAATGATGTATCATCGATATCTGCTATGTAGATTATATCACAGGTTGATGAATTTGTCAAGATAGTGCGACCCTCGATCTTATATTCCTGGTACGGGTTGTTTATACGAACAACTCTCAAACAATCGTCAGGAAGTTGAAACTCGTAGCTATACTCGAAAGCGGGATCGGTTGTAAGGAGTGCGAGTGATTGGCGGGATGTGGCGAAGTTCCAAGGATGCATTCGAAGGAGCTCCTGTCTTTTGAGATCATAGAGCTGGTTCATTGTACGAGCAGCCTTGTTGTTATCTTGTGTACGTGAGTTAATAATATCAATCCCGAGTTTTATCAACGCACTATTTATAATATTTATTTCTGTTATCATGTTTCCCCCCTTATTATTAAATGGGCCGGGCCCGAAGGCCTGACCGATCTTATTAATCACCTTTTAGGGTGTAATAAGCCACTAGTGTGATTGTACCAGCAACCGCAGTAGCTGCAGCTGTTGTAATGTCCAATCCTATAACT